CGGGTCGACCGTCGCATCCTGCAAGCCTCAGTACTAGCTTCCCCGGTCGATCCGGTCGAAGTAAGCCTTGGCGTCCGCCAACGGGATTTTCCCTGTCCCCAACCTGCGAGACGCGGTGTCCTCCACCCCGGGACGTGTCACCGGCTTGGGCCGTTTCCCTTTTCCGCCGCCACGTTGCCAGTTGGCCGCATTCAGGGCGTCAACCGCAGAGGCCAGAAGGTGCTCGGTTGCGCCCCACTCGACCTTGTCGCCGTGCATCGACTTGGCGAGAGCAGACGTAGGCGGCAGGTAGGCGAGGACGGCGCGCAACCTGCGCCAGTCCAGCCGTTGCGTGCCGAGGTCGTGAAGGTCGAGCCCCAACACGAGCAGGTCGTAGTCGATGGCCTCACCGTGCTCGTCTAGGAGCTTGGCGAGGCCGAGGATTCCCCCACCGTCACATTGGACGCCTTCTGCCACTCCTCAAACAGCGTGCCGACCTGTTCCATGTCGCACCGGTCGATGATTGCCAACGACTTCTTGTCGGCCACTTCCTCTACCAGAAGGAAAAGCGCCTCGGCGTCGTCGGCTTTCCGGATCTTGCGGATGGTCCCGAACGGTAGATGCTTGAAATGTGGCAGGGTCACGTCACCGTGCGGGGTGGTGTGATGGAACTTTTCGGTAGCCACGCTGGTTCCTTCGTTGCGATGGACGCTGGACGCTGGAGGTGGTGTCACCGGGGAGACGGGCCAGCGCGGTCCCGCCTCCCCGGCAATGTCAGTCCTCGTCGGACGGTTCGTGGACGGTGACGTCGTCGCGGCCCGCAAGCAGGTCCGCGTCCGCGTCCGTCACCTCGGAGCGGACCCCGGAACGGACCAGCCGTCCCGACTCGACCCGCAGATAGTCGGCACTGCCGGTGAACGTGACGTCTCTCATCAGGCCGCCACTGTGGCCATGTAGATGTACGCCTTGTTCCCCGAGCTGTCCGGGTAGCAGGTGATCGTGACCTCACGGCCGACCGCATCACCGTTGGCGTAGGTGATGTCGCCCGTCTCTGTGATCTGCCCGTCCGGGACGACGATGCGGATGAGGTTGTCCCCGTCGACGACCGACAGGACCCACACCCGGTGCGGAAGTTCCGCCCCGTCGATAACCACCGTGTCATCGGTGATCGGCGGGCCAACGGCACCGGCAGTCCAGTTCCCGTAGTACTCCCGGAGAGTGACCTCGGACGTTTCGATCATCGTGAACGCGTACATCAGGTCGTGGGAGGTCTGGACCTTGCGGACCTTCGCGCCGTTCTGCCACGCGACGATGTCGTCCGTGTCTGTGTCCTGGGTCTCGGTGACACCGTCCTCCGAGATGTACCCGACGTCCTCGTGATCCACCGGCAGAACCGTGGTTGCGTCGGTCGGAAGGGCGGTGTCAACGGGGGCTACATAGATGGCGCCGGTGACCCCGACGCGGACGTTCTCGGCCGTGAGGGCCATGATCTACTCCTTTATGTGGCCACCGGACGGCGGCGAACGGTGCGCTGGACAACTAGCTAGAGGGGGACGCCCCGCAGATGGACCTGAACAGTCCACGTGTAACGAGGCTGCTGGGACACGTCGGGAAGCAACGCAGGACCAGAAAACTCCCGGACCTGATAGATGACATCCCCCGACGGGAAAGTCACATTGTTTGCGGCCAACAGGACGCCACGGACAACCCCTGCAGTCGATGCGGCAGCAACCGGATCGTCGTCCCACGACTCGACCGTCAACTGTGCCCCATCAACCACAAGGTTCTGTCGCGGCCCTCCTGTACGCACAAGCCGGACGAAACGGGACGGCCGCGGGTTCGGTACCCGTGTGGCCACCGGGACAGTTATCCCGTAGCCAGGTAGGACGTCCGTCAACCATCCGACCACGACCGATTCGACGTCGGGGAACACGATGACCGGGTTCATCGTCCGGAGTCGATCGCACGAGTCAGAGCCCGGCCTTCCGCCTCTGACCTACGTGCCTCGTAGGTGGTGGTGATGACTGACGCGCGGGCTCGAGTCTGTCCCTGCTGCGAGCTTGCTTCCATCCCTGGACCTGCCGCAGCAGCGATCCGGGACGCACGGGCAGCAACGTCCGCGAGGACCCCGGCAGACTGACGGACATTCCGAGGTCCCGAACGGGTCAGCACGATACGAGGCTTCGCCATTAGCCCTCCACCCGTCGCAGATTGATGACGACCCCCGGCTGCCAACCGAACGGGCCATAGTCGTAAGACTGGGCAGGACCCTGCGCCTCATAGGTCCCGTCGGGAAGGATGAACCGGTCACGGGAGTTCGCTGCCGTCCCCGACGGTGCGTACATCCGCAGATCGATGACGACCCGCTCCGAAGTTCGTTCCTCAGGAGCAGGAGCAGCCCATCCGTACACGGCCACGTCGACCGGGGCCAAATAGGTGTCAGACTGGTTCCCGTGAGCGTCGAGCCCACCAGACGACCACGCTTCTCGCTGGACCGTCCACGGTGTCGGGAAACTCACGCCAGTTCACCGTAGACCGGGTCGACAATGATCGGGACAGTGTCCACGGAGAACGCGCCACCGTCGTCCACGGCGGCGCACAACTCCTGAAGTTCCCGGACCTCGGACGGCCAGAACAGCGACCGGTGAGGCTGCCTGTTATCTACCGTCTCCTGGAACGGCCCGGCTCCACGCTGGGTGATCGCTCCGCTACCTGAGTCGTTCCACCGGAGGATCGCCCGCCTGATGATGGCCTTCGCCGCACCCGCATACTCGAAGTCCGCCAACGTGGTGCACGGAGCGACACGTTCGGCGAGCGCGAGCGCGTCGTCGATCATCGCATACGCCTTGTCGGCGTCGATGGTCGCGAACGGTTCGAGGTCAGCGAGACCGATCGTCACAGCAGCCATCGTCAGCCTTCCTCGACGGACGCGATGATGTCGTCGCGGCCCATGTCGTCATCGACGTTGATGCCCTGGCCTGTGGCGTACCCGGCCCATGCGCCGCGGGACGAGCCACGGCCAGCCTTCGGTGGCGGACCTTCGTCGGACGCATCGGTGTCCCCGGAGGGGCCGGCAGGTTCGTCTGCCGGCCCCCATTCCGCACCCAACGTTGGCTTGTCGTCGCGGACGTTCACGACCACGCCAGTGGAGCGGTTACGGAGCCTCATTAGGCGACCGCGTCAACGATGGAAGCGAACGCGTTGAGATCCGCGATACCCCAGCCGTAGACAACCTCTGCACGGAACGCAACCTGGTTGTTGCGCTTCAGGTCACCCTGACCATCAGGGTCGCCGTACTCGATAAGTTCGAGCCCGATAGCCCGCTGGATGCCCCAACGGATGCTGCCGAAGTCGCCGACGAACGCCTGCACGTTCGTGGCAACAGCAGCGACACCGGCAGCGCCAACCGTGGTGGACACCGCAGCCCGGTGGCCTTCCAAAGTCGACGTTCCCGACCCGATAGTGAACTCCGGGTGCAGCTTCTGCTCACTGTTGGTTCCACGGGCCGTGTAGAACGGCGCCGCAAGCTTGGGGTCCAACGCCACGTCGCGTGGCAGGTACCCGTCCGCCAGGATGAGCGTGTCGGCAGCGTCGAGCAGCGCATAGGGAGCCTGGGCGGCGATCTCCACACTGTTGGTCGTATCTGACAGCGACTCGGTCATCGCTGCCACCGCAGCACCGCCGGTCGGGTTGATGCCGTGGAACACCCCGAAGTCGAGCGCACGCGAAAGGGAAGGCTGAATCAGGTCGAGGACCTGAGACACCACGCCAAGCTGTGCGTCCTCGTCGGCCCACTTGACCTCCTCGGTCCAGCGGACGGTCTTGTGGAACTTGAACGGCGTAACGGTCTTGGTGGTCGGGGTGACGGTAGACGGTCCCTTGTTGGCGCCTTCACCGACGTATTCGGCCTCACCAATGTCGAAAGTCATCGACTGTCCGGGGCCGAATAGCATCGGGATAGCCTGAGACAGTTCCGCGATCGTCGATCCGTTCCCGATCTTTCCGAGCCACGGGTCAAGGATCTGGTTTGGGATCGTGAGATCACCGGTAGTGAGCACAGCCATGCTAGTTCTCCTGGTCTATTCGCTCCGGGCGAACAGGTTGCGCGTGAACTCGCGCATCTCGTCCGCCTTTGGCGGTGGGTTGGTCACGCCTTCGCGTGGAACGTGCGGTCCGGACTTGTTCTGCTGGTCGGTCCGTTCGGAGAGCCGCTGGGCCTGCTTGGTCAGCGTGTCCTCGTCCGAACCGGTGAGGAACAGTTCGGCGTCCTCGTCGGACACACCGAACCGGGTGGCGACCC